TCAGAGGCAGCATTCGCTGCGCTGATACCAGCAGCCACTTCTGACGCCAAGGCGTTAGCCTCCGAGATGCCGGCTGCTGCAGCCCTGTTAGACGCTGCTAGGGCGCTGGCCGTAGCAGCATCAACATACGGCTGCATGGTTTCCTGTGCCTGCCCGAGCGTCATCACATCTTGCGGATCAACCGCGTCAGCGACGTTGATAATCCGGGAGTTGTGCATATTCACGTTCTGGTAGAAGTCGCCAGACAGCGCCTGCTCAGTAGCCTCTTGGGCGATGTACAGGATTTGTTCGATGTCCTCATCCAGCGATTCCGCTGTGAATTGAGCGCCTTGGGTGAATACGTGGTACGGCGCAGAGAGGTCCGTCTTACGGGCCACGAGAACTTCCACCCCATTGGGGACTGCGTGAGAGAAAGAAATCTGGTTGTCAGTCGGGCCAACCCATGCCCACGGTAGGGCGTTTTCCACGTTATCAAAGAACACGTGGATGTGGCTGCGCTCCAAGTAGCCAATGCTAACGGAGAGCAGCACGAGCGAGCCGTCACTGACGACCCGCTGAGTGCTGTATGCCATAGTTAATCCTTCAAAAGTTGTCCGAGGTTACGCGCCGGGGTTAAAGCTACGAGGGGGATCATCTGGGCGACAGTCCCGAGGGATTGGTCATATTGCCCACGGGCTGCTGAACCTACTAGTTTGTACGCACGATCCACAGGGATAAGGCCGGGGGAACCGAACACGTCCTTCTGACCAGACAGGACGCCAGCGATTTCAGAACCGATACCCATACCACCCATCTGCCCTAATGCCTTGGCAGCCATGTCCTTGTCGGACAGCGGCCCTTTCCCTTGCATCAGGGATTGTGCTTGAACAGCAGCAGCGGCCAGTGGGAACTGATACGCCATCATCAGAGAGGTCGGCCCCATACCATCACGCGCCAAGCCTCCTGCGAGAATCTTGTTGTGCGCGGTAAGCATGAAGCTGCGGTACGTGAATAGAAATTTACCTACGTTGTCGAACATGGCGAAGGCAGGCATATCACCTACCCTAGCACGCAGAACCGCCTCGTCCATCATCTTACCGAATGCGGGGCGCACTTCAGCCCACACAGCGTCATCCCAAGCATCTACGTTATACCCGTGCTTGGTAATTTCAGCTTTCAGTTTATTCATGCCCTGAGACTCTAAGCCGTACTTCGCCAGCGCCTTTTGAGCACGTGCATCGCCTTTTGCCGCCATGCCAAGTCGATCAATAACGAGGTTACTCGCCATGCGTGCTTGATGGGTATGGATGAACTTCATCGCATTGAAGTACGGTACGAGTTGCCCTCCAGTCTGGCCGAGCAGTGTAGCAGTGTCACCCGCCCCGTACTCGAAGCCGTCCTCGAAGCGATTCGTGAAAGGCCGGATGCGTACGTTCTGTTCTGAGTGCTGCGTGAGTACGTCGTGCAACTGACGCCCGACCTTCGGGTTCTCACCTGCCTCCTTGAATAGCGTACGAGCAATCGGCATCTCCTTCAAGGCGTATTTAGCCGTCTTCAGGATGCCGTACTTACCCATCATGGTAGCGTACTCAGTCGTCTGCCACAGGCCAGAGTTAGCCAGTGCAATCATCCTACCATACACAACCATGTTCCGCATGTGCTTATTCACTGCCTGACCTGATGGGCGACCGTAGAAGTGGTCAATCGTCTGATCGAACAGCACCTTAGCTTCCTCACGCTTGCCGGGAGGCAGGGAGTGCAGTAGTTCTTCACGCAACGCTTCAACATCGGACTGCTTGCGCAAGCCCTTACGAGCCATTGCAGCTTGGGTGCTCACTTGGTCAAGGTACTGATCTACGTTCCGCGTCATCTGTGTGTCGATCAAGTCCATGACGCTGATCTGCTTACCATTCACGAATGTGCTGGCCTTGTAGTCCAAGTCCATACGGTGTTTCATAAAGCCAGCCTTACCAGCTTCATCGGTGTTCGTGCGGAGTGCGTTCAGGATGCGCTCTGCACGTTCGCCCTTCACACCCTCAGCTTGCAGCAGGTCACGCATCTGGGCGAGTTCGCCGGCAGTGTTGCCACCTGACATGATGTTGTCTTCGAAGTACCCCTTGCGTAGTGCGCGGTTGATGATGACGTGCCCGATGTCCCTGGCAGTTTCCTTGTCCATGTTCGGTGTAGCACGACGTACTGCCATGCCCACCATATCACCGATCTTAGCCTTGGCGGCTTCGGCGGATAGACCAGCCTGCTTGAACTTCTCGATGGCGTCATCAATCTTGGTACTCGACCAGCGGCGATGATGCCAACCGGCTTTCTCTACCAAGTTCTCTGCGCCCTCGACGCCTGCGGCCTTCAGTTCCTTCAGGGCCAGTGCGTGTGTGGCGTCAAGCTGGTCAGCCATCCTCGAGATATTAGCTGGGACTGACGGATCGTGCGTAGGAAGACCCTGCCGCGACATCTGCTCACGGCGGAACATTTCCCGCTGGACTTGCTCCTCGATCTCGGCCTGTTTCGCAGCGGCCTGCCGTGGGGAGATCAGGCGTCGCCATGTACCGGCACCTGCATCAGCCATAGTCTCGCGCAGTGTATCCTCCCACTGTCGCTGTAGGCCAGTGAGTTCCTGCCGGATGCTCCAGCGGTGTGCCTCCATCGAGTGTTGTCCAAGGTTCGAGTTGTTGTCGAACAGTAGGTCAGCGACCTTCTTGCCAGCAGGTCCGAAGTTGCTCATGGTCTTGTGGATGTTCCATTGCAACCAGTCGCCGACCTTCTCGGCAGTGCTCTTGAGTTCCCTATCCACCATTGCACGAACAGCAGCAGGATCAGCCAGCGGGGCCGACTGCGTAGCCGTCTGGCGAGCGATCCCCGCGAGTTCCTCTTGCGGGAAATCCGGATCAACCGGCACACGCCCTACACCGTGCTTGTATATCCACGCACCGGCGGCACCGTTCAAGAGCATGTTCGCAATCACGTAGTGCGTGCTAATCGGGCCTTCGCCCAACAGCGTACCTGCACCAGCCGCCCCAGCGTTCAGGGCACCAGCTACGGCACGGCCAGTCACGGTGGCCTTACCAGCGCCAGCCAAAGCACCTACACCGCCTGTCAGCGCCACACCGGCGAGCATCATCGGATCACCGATAACATAGCCGAGAATGCTTGTAAGCGGGTTGTCGCCAGCGGCCTGCTGGGCCTGCCGCAAGTCCTGCATGCGAGTAACCTTGTAGGCGTACTCGGCGGCGCTGCGTGTCCCGGCGACGTAATCGAGTTCATCCTCGGTCATAGCCATCGGGGTGTTCTTCACAGCGTCGTTCAGGTTGAAGTCTTTCTCAGGTTCGAATCCCGGTTTGGTCATACGCTCAACCAAACGGGCACCGTCTGAATTAAATACTGCCGCCCCGATACTCTCAAGGCGGGTAGCCCGCTCGCGGTCTGCTGCTTTACGGGTTGCGTCACCTACCGCGTCCAAACCAGTGCCTTCCAGCACCGTGTTGATTGGTACTTGGGTATCGGGCACTACCTGACCCGCCCCCGCTAGGGATGGATCTAATTGCGTTTCATCCCCAATGGGGTCGCCTGCGAACAGGCGCGGGTCAATAGCGTTTGCCATGTTTATCCTAAGTTGTTGAGTAGGTTGAGGTAGTGCTTCCTGCGATTAGCGCCGGATACTGTGTAGGCCGGGGTCTGCATGAACAGCTTGGAGGCTTGCTCACGAGCACCAGCCCGTAGCGCAGCAATCACGGGGCGGTACTTCGGCAGGTCTGCGAAGCTACTACCTGACTGATACGCCAGTTCCGAGAATAGCAGGAATGCGTTCTTGTCGTTCGGTAGTCCGACAGCTTGTGCCACCCGACGGCCAGAGTTCGCAGCATCATCAGAGGCACGGTGGAACGCGGCGTCTAGGGACTCTTTGCTGTACTTGCCATCCGGTCCGGGGCGTGGCATGTACTTGCCAGTCAAGCCAACACCAATGGTGTCGTTACCCAGCGAGTCCTTATATACCCGATCCCGGACGCCCTCGTTATCCACGAGATTCTTGCGGAACTCGAACATCAGGCCCGGAGCTACAGCGGCGGAGTTCTGCCCACTGTACGTAACGGCGGCGTTGCCCACGCTGGTTGTGCGACCAGTACCATATACCTCGTTGCTGCGGTTGAACCGTTCTGCACGGTTGGCCTCGACAATCGGCTTGATGGACTTCGCATCCAAGTCCCCGAACTTGTTAGTAGGGGAACCATCAGGGGCGTACTCCTGATACCGAATCTTGCCCTCCGCAATATTGAATGCCATCCTGTTGCCTTCTTGCGACGGCTTCAGGAACGTGTTCAGCGCCTTGCTGAGTTCGGTCGATGTGGCACCATTCTCAGGCAGACCGAAGAACTGATTCGGAGTCTTGCCAGCAGGCATGATAAGAGGACCGTGCTCGGTCGGGATCGTACGTCCTGCCACGTTCGCAGCGGCCTTCTCTACTAGGTCAGCAGTCTGGATACCGGGGTTGCTTGTGAGCATCCGATACGCTTCCATCTGAACCTCGTTCTTCACCTGAGCAGCGAAGCGGCCCACGGTTTGATCGTTGGACCACGGCGAAATCTTAGGTGCCAAGATGTCCTTGGTCGTTGCATCGGGGGACAGGAACTTGATGCTGTTCCATGCGCGTGAGAGTAGGCCAGCAGGTTGATACTCAGCCAGCGCCGCTTCCAAATCCTTCGTCTTGTGTCCAGCGGCCATAGCAGCACGCTCACCGGCCTTCAGGCCAGCGTTCGCACGGTCGGCCTCCAGTTGCGAGGTTAAGGCTTGCGGGAATGAGAGTCCATCCTTCATGCGACTACGGATACCAAGCAGGGTCGTCTGCTGTGCATCCGGCAGGCCACTGAGTAACCCTTCCTTGGCGGCAGTCAGGTTATCCCCTTCGAGCGAATCTAGGTGGGCATTCACGCGGGCGAACACGTCGGCGTGCTGCTTGCTGATCGTGCCGTCCGGGTTCAGCAGTTGGGACATGCTTGGCAGCAGCCGCGTAGCCACCTCCTTGTACGCACCCGCCGTGCCATTCTTACCGGCCATCATCAGTGGATCGAGTTGGTCAAGTAGGGGGGTGGCAGGACGCCCATTCTTGGCAGCGAAGGAATTCACCAACTTACCTAGTGCATCGGAGGGGTCGGAACCATTCGCGTACATTGTCTGTAGGTCGCCACGCACGGCAGCACCAGCCAGCAGCGCCTCGTTATCGGACTTGCCTTTCATGGCAATGAAGTTGTCGAGGGCACTACGGTACTCGCCGCCCGTGATCTGCTTGAGGGCCACCTTTTCTTGCAGCTTCTTCGTCAAGTCCTCCCAAGAGCCTTCGTATGTACCGGCCTTCATCTGGCCCTCCATCACGGCCATTTCCTGCACCGACTCCATGTTGCGGAACAGAGCAGTACGCTCATCCACCAGACGGCGCTTGTCGGCGAGCTTCGCCCACTCGTTAGGTGGAAGGTGCGCAGACAGTGGGACACGTGAGCCATCCGGCAGCGGGATAGGCGTGTTCGCAATGTAGTCGTACAGGCCGATCTCGTCGTTCGCCAGCGCGTACTCAAGAGTCTCCTGAGTCTGCTTGATCTTAGCAGGACGCGGCATGCTATCATCCAACCACACAGAGGCAACTAGGTCGCCAGCGGTAGATTGGATTTGCTTCAGGTACGAGTCGGTTCCGGCGTTATCCACCATCGCCCGCTTACGTGCATTCGCCAACGAAGCGACTGACTGCTGCATAAGAGCACCATTAGCAGCCACACGATTGTTCGTGATCCACTTCGCACGTTCCTCACCGTACTTCGCCATACCTGCACGCTCGTCCAGTGCAAGCATACCTTGCAGGGCTTCAGCTACCTTGCCGGAACCGGAGTTCAGATGAGGGAGCAGTTGCTCACGGCGTTGATCGAAGTACGCCTTAGCAGCTTCCGGGCCTTGAGCGGCCAGTCCGGGAAGGTCGAGTTCAAACTGTGCCTTGGCATCAGCCATGCGCAGCTTGTTCTGAAAGTCCCGGTGGCCTGCGATGGCCCAATCACCAGTGAGCGGATTCGCTTCAAGGTCATCCTCGACCTGCCCAGCAGCAGCGGCCGTCTGACCACGCAGGTACTCGTTCGTCTGCAAGTTCTCCTGAATACGGGGAACGTACGGGCCAACGGAACCAACTAGAGTCTTCAGCAGGTCAAGCTGCCAGCTATGCCCAGAGGACGGATCGACAGGCGTGCGCTGATTGAAATCGAACACGGCGCTGCCTGGGTTCTTGTTCCCGGCTGACGCCACTTGAGCACGAGGGCCACCTACGGGTTCGGCCTGTGCAAATTGTGCTGCTTGAGAGTCGCGTATGACTGCCATTAGTAGATGCTCCGGCCACCGTTAATAGGCGACGAATTAGATTGGAAGGAACCCATGCCGAGGTTCAGGGAAGTCTTGCTGGCTAGGTAATTCCCAGCGTAGGAGCCGAGGCCAGTCACAGCACCAACGGCCCACGGATTCGTGTAAGCCGCGTTCGTATTCACGTTGATCGGATCGGACAGACTACCTGTACTTGCTTGCAGAATCTCTCGCGGGGAGTTGATTTCCATAAGGTTGTTCAGACGCACCGCTTCGACTTCGCTGTTGAAATTCTCAAGCTGCTGCGCGTACTGGTCTTGGATACCGACCTGCGCCTGCGCCGACTTCATCTTGATGTCATTCACCACAGCGTCCGCAGACGCGCCAGTCACACCAGCGGCGGCAGCATTGGCCGAGGCCGCCCCCAGGAAGGCCGCTCGCTTCTGCGATACGTCGAAGCCCGCCGCAATCGCCTGACGCTTCTGCATGGCTAATTGGACGTTCATCAGACCTTGGCGATAGCTCTGCCTGATGAGGTTGTTCATGTTCTGTTCAGTGTTCGCCGCGTAGTCCTGCGACAACTGCTTGTACTTCAGTTCAGTGCCCCGGTAGTTCTCGGCTGCTTGGTTGAACTGAGCGGTACTATTCGCACCGGCTGCTGCTGCGTTCGCCTTGTTGCTGGCGGAAGCACCCAGCGCGGCGGTTCCTGCGCTTACGGCTGCGCCTGCCACGATACCCCAAGTCATTCGATTCTCCGGGATTCTGCGACGATTTCGATGTCGCTGTAATCGTCAGCGATGACGTACTTCTCGATCTTTTCGAGGTCCGTTTCATCTGTGACGTGGATGGTAGTCCAGACCGTGTTCTCCAGCGCGAGCACTACTCGCTTGATTCCGGGCTGGGATGTAAAGGTGCAAGGAGCCTGAAGCTCCTCAATGCCGAATTCTGATAGCACGCGCACACGTCCTGCGCTAATGACATTCACGTGTGCGTGTCTATGTATCTTACCGATGATGACCTGCCCCTCTGGGATTGTCATCTCACGTGCGTAACATCCCGGTGCGAACGTGTGCCGCACCGGGAAGAACGCTAGATCAGTAGAGTGCTCTGACTGGAGCAAACCCGCCTGCAATCCGAGAATAGCTGCGCGTATTTCTGCGCGGGGCAGTTCCGCGATGCTGGTGAGTTTAGCCTCAGTCAGTTCCATGTTACCTCCGTTTGATCTTCTGGTTGTACCGCATCACGTATTCTAGCGATGTGATATTCAATTCACCGAACGCCTCCGTACCTACCTCAAGGGTAGTATTGTGTGCGAGCGTGCGGCATGGGATGATACTTACTGCGTTAGTGCTGAATAGCGACCGCCCTAGTTCCAGTTCTTGCGAACTCCACGTGAGTGTGCCCACGTCCAACTCCTCCCCGCCATCGCTGCTGTTGTCAGCGATGGTGCAGTGGAACTGCGACGAGTTCTTAGTGCCGAGCAGGAACCGTAGAATCGTGGCCTTATTCGTACTGATTACAACGTCGTTGAAGTCCCGGATCACCGGGGGAGACGGACTGAACATACTATGGTACGGAATACCGACAGCAACGGTGCCACTCTCGAAAGAGCGCACAGTCTGCAAGGTGTTGGCATCGTACGCCTCTGCACCGATGTGTTCGCCTGCGAGGTCGCCCGTAACATTCGTCAGACGCACCTTGGAGAGTACAGCCGGGTCAAACCTTAGCAACCACGCCGGTACATACACTATCCGGTTCGTGACAGTGGCAGTTAGCCACATATCCATGAACGGTTTACGGTTCGCGTCGAACGTCAGCGCACCTGCCTTCGGGTCAATCGTGCTGAACACGACGTAGCCGTTCTTCGCATGCGTAATCACGATCTTGTCGAACGCGAAGTGTGCCGAGGCTACCTCATACGGGAACGTCCAAGTGTGCCACGCCTGCTGCACCTTGTTATCGCCATCCCACGTGTACTCGTACGCGATCAGGCTGAATGGATCACCTGATGGAGCGAACAGCGCCATACCAGCAATACTAGACGACACGCTGAATCTACACCGACCTGCCATGTACTTCGGCAGATGTGGGGTGGCGTCTTGCGACACGTACTGCGAATCAGTGTAAGGTGACGGCTGCATTTCCATCACGCCGAAGAACGTGTCCGACCGTGGGGAACTGTACATCACTGTACGCCCAATAACAACAGGCGGAGACGTTGTATCTACCTCGTGCCCCGATGTTGGCAGCACTGTGGCAGTACGCGGGGATAGCGCCTGATTGCTGGTAGGGACCAATGCCTGATACGACTCACTGAACAACAACAAGTCCTTCTGGAATGGCATACAGTGCCGGTACGACGCGGAGTTGTTCATGGCGGAGCCAATCCCAATCGTGTCCGAGTCGATGATGCTCGTGACGGTGCTGCGGTAGAACCGGCGTGGGTTGTCCGTACTGGACATACATACCTCAGAACCAGCGAGCAGCACAAGCCGCCCCTGGCACGTACCGATACCTGTGATACCACTCCCTATGAATGCCGGGTCTGGGTTGCTCTTGGAGTCACCGGCCAGACGGCCCTCGAAGGCAGTCTCGTTAAGCGCCCACGCGGAGCCAGTCCAATACACACTAATCGGCATGTTGACGAGGGAGGTAGGGGAACCCCACGCACCAGACTCAAGCCATGCAGTGCGTGCATGGTCGTACTTGTAATACTGTGGCAACTCAAACGCACCCACACGACAGATCATACCATCTGCACTAGCTGGAAGCTGGGCAGGTAGGAAACTGGCTTGTGAAACGTACATATCCTTGGATGCCACCATGTACGAACTACCAGAACTGGTATTCACTGTGAAGGAGGTTGCCCCACCCTTAGACACGTGTGCGTACGAGGATACCGACACATAGTCGTAGATACCAGTAGCAGCAATCTGAGCTATCAACTGCGCAGTAATGTACTCGGGGGTACTAAGCGCAGCATCCCCTGCGGCGGTGCCAGATGGGGTTGTATAGGTAAAGGTGTTTGAACCGCCGTCCCACGCGATAGTGACGGTATAGGCGCGGCTGAACGAACCAGCAACCACATAGAAGAATCCGTTCTGTGCCGGATTAGGCCCACCTAGCGAACCGGATGTAACAGGGTCGGCTGCGGTGTTACACAGGAAGAACTCATTACCAACCGAAGCCGCTTGAATATTCACATTGGACGCGGTTAGGTACGCCTTAGCTGGGGACTCGTACCGCAGCGCCCACGCTGTATCGTACAGACGTAGCACGCCAGTGTAGGTGTTCAGCACGACATGACACCGCTCCCCAGAAACATCAGTGAACCATGTCTTGATGCGGTCGTACTGCACCGTGCCGAAAGCCCCGTGCTGGGCAATGGCAGTACCGGGGCGGCGACGTAGGTTCGTCACCGGATCAGAAAGCATATTCAACTGCGCCGAGAGTTGCCCCGGCAGACGCTCTTTCGGAATCTGCTGCGACACGCCTTGGAGCAGTGACTTGTAGGAACTCTCAAACGCTGACATGGATTAACCTCGCAGTGCGCGACGGAGCTTGGCCCACTGTCGCGTGTCTTTGGTTGTGAATCGCTTCTGCCGCAGATGTTCGGCGAGCAGGTCCGAGTACGCTGACTGTGCAGCCATACCCCACGCATTGACTTCCTGCGTCATGCCGATGTCCGTTGCGTAACATGTGACTAGGGCAGTGAAATAAACCGCCTGTGCAGCGGACTCAGGGAGTTCCTCGAAGGAGACGTACTGGCGTTCCCGGCCCTCGATGGGCGTGTCGAACACGTACGACAGCGTGACGGGATTGTACATGTTGCTGCCACGTTGGACAGCGGTATTCGTGTATTTAGGTGTGAAGGTGATGACCTCCGTACCAAGGACGACAGCGCCCTCATTGCTCGGGTACAACGTAGTGTCGAACTCGTTGAACCACCAGCCCTTCGATAGCAAGCGCCGAATCTCGTTCTCCACTTCCGGTAGGATGATGGCAAGCGTAGGGTGCTTCAGATCGAGGCGCGTAACACGGTGCTCACCGAGCTTCGGTAGGATTAGATTAACTGCGTCTAGTAGCTTCATTTGGGCCTCAGAAACGAAAAAAGGGGAGCCTCACCCGAAGGTAAGACTCCCCTGAGCCAACTGGATTAGTCGGTACTGATAACGGCGACGGCGTCGCCACGCTTGATGCCGACCGTGTACATGGTGTACGAGTCGAGGACGTTGTTGAAGTTCAACTCGTCGTCCCAAACGCGAACGGTCATCGGCTTGGCTTCGACCGTGACCAGCGTCTTGCGCGGGTGGAAGATAACCATACGGGCCTTGGCTTCGGTCGCGGTGACGTTGAAGGCCGGGCCGAGGATGTGCGAGGTGATGGCGGCGGTCGGGAAACGCGGGGTTTCGATAACGCGGACACCGTTCAGCCACGCAACGCGGCGCATGACGTAGTTGTTACCTGCACCAGTATCGGAACCGGCGTAGTCGACGTTCATCAGCTTCCTGTGGTCGAGCAGCACGTTGAAGGTGTCCGGGTCGATCAGGGTAACGAACTCGGAGAGCGAGCCGCCGAGGTCACGCTTGACGAATTCAGCCAGTGCGTTCTTGTGTGCCTTCACGACCTGGTCGGCCTTGAGTTCCGCATCGGACTGAGCGGCGTAGCCGGTCATGGTCGTAGCGATGCCGTCGAAGAACGCACCGGAAGCCTTGAGAGCAGCAGGAGCCACCCACGTGCCGCACTTGATGAGTTGGATCACGTGCGCTTGGTCGAATGACTTGGCGTGCGAGGAACCGTGCTCGGCGGAGTATTCGGCTTGGAAGTCCGGGGCAGTCCAGTCATCTTGGTAATCGACCGGCGTACGGATGTACGACGTGGTATCGACCGAGATCAGGAACTTGTCGGAAACGATGCGAGCGGGTTCCAGACCATCACCGGACTTGCGGCCCTTGACGGTAGCGCCGCCGATGCGATCACCGCGCCACGTATTCGATTGGTCGGCGACCGACTTGAAGTTCGTCAGACCGGACGAGCGGAACAGGGATTCGACACGGAAAGAACCGTCGATGTCGCCTTCATAGGCTTCGATGTGGATGTCGAGGTCGGCACCAGAGCCACCCCAATGCGGGCGGGTATTGGTAGCAGCGAATGGAGTTGCGGCCATTTGTATTCCTTATAGCGGAGAGGGATGGGTGCTCATGCACCCACCGTATTACATACCGAGTTGGCGACCCAACTGACGGCGGGAGAACAGCGCATTGCGATCCGCTGCGAATTCACGCGACTGCGGGTTCAACTTGCGAAGCTCGACTTGGAACGCTTCCTTGCTCAAGGCTTGAGCTTGCGGTAGCGCACTTGCACCGCCAGCGATCAGCGGATTAGCCTGCGGGACAGTACCGCTGGACTTGCCGTACTCGACGATCATCTTGGCACCGGCCTTGATGAGATTGTCTTTCTGTGAGTCCAACATCTGCGCCACGACGATTCGCAGTTCTTGCGGGGCACCCTTGTTGAACGAAGCAACGCTTGCGTTCCACAGAGGCTCACCACCGGCGAGAGCATGCAATTCAGAAGTGACTTGATTGGCCTTGGCCTCTACTGCATTCACAATGCCAGTGGCGATAGTGATGAGTTGATCGGCGTTAGCGCCACCCTTCTCACGAAGGTACGCCACGTCGATGAGGTCTGCGCGGCCATCTGCGAGTGCCTTGCCAATGGCACGGTCCATGTCCAGCCCTTGCCCCACGGTACTCAGCACAGTTGCCATACTCTTGATGATCGGGTCTTCAATAGCACCGATGTCGTACGAGTTCAGGGAATCGGCTGCTGCCGTTGTAGCAGGGGCCGCAGGTTCTTGCGGCTTGTTCGCGGCCATCGCAGCCGTGAGGGCGGCAATGGCGGCAGACAGGTCAGGAGTTGCCGGAGCGGCAGGCGTGGGTTCGACAGGGGTGACGGCGGGCGTACCCGGCATCGGAGGAACGACGAAACCCGGCTGCTGCGTATTGCTCGGCGGCGGATTGGTAATCACCGGATTCGGTGTGGAGGTATCAACTAGGCTCACGGTTGTCCTTGCATAGTGTTAAGTTGCTGGGCGGCATCGCTCAGGGTGGCAGATTGCATTAGCTGGTTCTGCCCTTGTTGTGCCTGTGCTTGCGCGGCTTGGATTTGTTGCTGTTCGGCTTCCGTGTAGAACACAGCCTCGGTATCAACAGAGCGACCGGCAAGTACCATATCCACAACCTTCGTCGGGGAAATGCGTGGGTCCATCTGTGCAACCGGGAGGACGGTGGCGATCTCTTGCGAGGCCATCATTAAGTTCTGAACGTCTGAGGTTCGGCCTAGCGCCGGGATGCCTGCGATCACGTCGAGCTTCAGATCACCCGCGATGATACCTGCGAGTGCAGCCGGGGCGACCTCAGTACATAGCGTATGCGCGAGCGGGACTTGTAGACCCTGACTCAATGCGGAATACACACCACCGAGGGCGTTCTCAGCTTCCTGCGCTTCGACTTGGATTTCGTACGCAGTAACACGTTCAGCATCGCGGGTGTTCCCACCATACATGAATGCCTTAGCTAGACGACTGAACACACGGTCAATCTTAGTCTCGACTTGTTGTAGCTTACCGGCGTCGCCGGATTCCATAGCCTGAACGGATTGCGCGTCGCCTCGTACGTACTCGCCGGTGTCGGCATCCCGTAGTTCGTCAATGTCCGTACCGCCACCAGCACCTACCAAGTGAATGACTCGCATCATTTCAATGGTGTATAGCGCGGCACCTTCACTCAGATCAGACAGGGAGGCAAAACCACCTGCGTAATCTTCGATGAGGCCGCGGCCATAGTGCTCGCCAGTGATGAGGCTCCACGTGGGAATGAACCACGGGCTAAGATGCTCTGGGTACGAACTCATTTCACCGACGGGCGTGTTGTCGATCTCCTGCGTAATCTCCATCACAGAACCGTTCTCGGTCATGCGCCGATGCACGCGGGTGTAGATTGCTACTTGCTGCTCAGGGCGGGAGTACCGACCTTTGTCAGCGGAGCGTAGAGTTTGCTGTAGGGCTTCGTCCAGTGCTTCGACGTACGTGTACTCCCGGAGGACGCAATCCATCAGACGGCCACGACCATCACGGCGAACCGCGAAGGACTGTATACCGTACGAAGTGCACTGTGCGTTCTTCGCATCCCGGTAGATCAGTACGTTCCCTGTTACGATCAGATGCTTCAGGGCGAGGATCAGTTGGGCGTACCCAGAGTTCAGGAAGACCCGCTTCGCCGCATCCATTTCCAAACGTGCCAAACCAGCTTGAAGCTGATTCGGTGCCACGCCATTATCCGCGCTTAATTTCTCAAGCTCCTTGGACGCCTGCACCCGGAAGAACGGGTTCGAGGTTGGGAATAGAAGACGAGCCAGCTTGGTCGCCAAGTGGTTCACTAGGATGGCACCCATTTCCTGATAGTCACGCTCAACCCCGATTGACGTAACACCCCGCGTTTCGGAGATGTCGGCCATGAGTTGAGGCAACGTCCAGTGGGCGTACTGCTCGCACTTGGCAATCACGGTCGTATCACGCAACTTCTCAAATAGAGCCTTATGCGAGATTCGGGCCATCTAAACGTTTACACCAAGTTGGGAACTCAGGGAGCCACCTTGACGGCGCTTCTTCTTAGACACGCCGGTGGCTGCGGAGTCGACTACATCGGCGGAGCCACCCGCGATGACCGTGCCCTTGTTCTGGTTGGTCAGGTCGGTTGCCATGTTCGTCGTGAGGTTGCGCTGTTGCATGGCGGCAGCAGCGGCAGCGGCAGCGGATTGTTCTTCAACTACGCGGCGTGATTCAGCAGCCTTGGCGGCAGCCGCCGATTGGTCGTTGATGGCCTGAGTCTGTGCTTGGATAGCGCCGACTTGCGCTTGTTGTGCAGCGGCTTGTGCAGCAGTGTCGATATTAACCTTTGGTCGCTTGCCCATCAGATTCTCCGGTAAATGGTTTTATAACGCCAATCACCTAAGCGGTGAGTATAGGCAAGTATGGTGCAACCCTCATCATGCGCGATGTCGATAGCGGTACGCATACAACGTAGGCTCACATGACGGTTGCGGAACTCTGGCAGGACATATTGCGAAATCACGCTCATGCAGTGACCAACGTGAATGTCTGAGTCAAGGGCGAGGACAATACCACCGACGGCTTTATCACCTTGGAAGATACCAATCTCCCAACGATCTACCGATTCGAGGATGCCTGTGTAGTGACAAAGCCAGTCCTGTTTATTCATGCCCTGCAACTCTATATATTCATCCCACGCTTTAGAGTACAGGTGTAAATTCGTACAAGGTTCTCCGGCGTGATAGAACTCATACTCTAGATTCATCTGCGAGTCCTTAGACGGATGTGTTGTAGAACTGATTGCTGCCCGAAGTAGTGATTCATTTCAGCCTGCGTTGCTGAGGGTGGGAATACTACTCTCCCGAATACTTCCTCTAGGTACTTCAATTGTTCAGGATGGAAGTACACTTTACCTTCCTTCCCGCTGGATACTACTGGTTCCGCCATGATACCTCCTAGTGAGTTGCCGGTGTTAGAACCGGATTCTTCGGTTCTTCAGAATCTTCTTGCGTTCCTCAGAATCTTTCTTCATCACCTGCAACTCTATATAATGCGTTGATAAATCAATCACTTAGCAGAAGAAGAATTCTGAATCCAATACTGCGCTAAGGTCTAGGTTTCCTCGCGTTGGAGGATCACCGATACCATTAACATCCCACAGGAACTCCCCTAAGATGTTCCTATTCTGGTACAATTCAACGAAGGACTCACGAATGATTCCGTGCATCTTGCGTACATCACACGGGTGTGTTCCGAAGGAATCGTGGATGGCAACCATACTGAGGTTCGCACCACGCATCTTGTGCGCTGTGATTGTCAGATGACTGGCATCCAGAGCATGCACGAAGTTCGGGCTGATTGCGTTCTGCATGTCAGACGCCTTAGTGTCCTCCGTAGGTTCTCGTACTAGGATATGCGTTACACCACACGAGTTCAGCTTGATTCTGCTTTCCTTCTTATCCTGATAGTCATGCTGCACAAGGAAACCTGTAGGAGTCTTCCACTCCATGCGCCTGCCGTTAGGTTGCTGCTGCGCTACACTGCGCAACCACCGCATCGCCTCGGATGCTGCCGGGACCGTAGCCGCAATACCTTGGAACAGCTTCTTGCCCGCGTATCGGCACCAAGCCAAGGACTCCCGCTCGTTCGGGAACGGCAGCTTCAACTCGGTTAGGATGTATTCTTCGATGTGCTCGGCAGTCCCCTTAACGGTGGCACCATACACGTACGTCATCACGGGATGCTTCGCCATCTTGCGGGAGATTCCAACCTTGTCCCACCACGCTGCCATTTCAGCGATCTTCTCGTCGGAGTCCTGCATGTCCCGTCGAATCACTTGCATTGCGTTCTGCGCTACACGGGAGTAGATGTCCTGCTTCGGGCCACACTTAGCCTCATCAATTAGATTGACGTACTGAGCACCGACAGGATCACGTAGAATAGCAGAAAAGTGTTGCAGGCCAGAGCAAGTAGCATCCATGTGAACAGGGATACCTGTACAATACGACTCAGGCGATCCCGATTGAAGCGCAGCGCGTAGTTCCCATGCAGCGGCGTACATACACCACGGGGCATCGGTGCCCCACACATCTACGTGGTTCTCCGGTTCGTCGAGTGCCCTCTCGATCTCGCGCCAGTTACTTTCTGTCCATTTGACTCGATCATCGAATCTCTCCTTGTCAAAGCCGAACGAGTTCGCAATGCTGACCTTCAACCAGTACAGACCATCCACACCCAGCGGCTTCTTCTGGTGGAAGTGTAGCACGGCTTTGGACAGGTCAGAGCCTTGTGGGTTAGGTGTGCCACGGTAGTACCAGCGGCCTCGGGTATCAAAGTACATCGGGAACCAGATAGGCTCCCCCACCTCGCGGGAGGACTTGAAGAAGTACCCTAGCTCACGCACCGTGCCACGCCAGTTCCGCATGTCCCGGTAGTACGAAACCACCCGGCGCTTCCATGCAGTGAAGACGGCCACCTCGGATTCCGGTGCTGTCTCCTTCTTCCACTCGGGCGGGAAGGGGCACACAGGACGCACAGGTGGGGTTTTGGACGGCACCCCAAGGGAACCTCCACCCTGCTCCCACACACGCTGCATAGCCTGCCGTGTGGCCTCATGCACGGTGTATGCGATGGCCTGCATGTAGTTCCCGGCCTCGAATACCTGCGGCATATTCTCCACGGTGAAGGCAGCCGCCACACGGGCACGTTCGGACTTGCGAAGACGACGCACGCTCATCAGCGGTGCCTCGGCCTTCCGGCGCGTGGTCAAGTATCCGCCATCGGCTAGGTTCGTCCAAGGATCGGGAGGGCACAGCATGCGCATTTCGTCCTTGGCGATAACCCGCTGCACGTCATTCTGGGAGTACCCAGTGAGGAAGGTTTGAATCTCAGGGTTCAGGCGGTACTCGACAGTTACCCCGTTACGGTTCGTGCCCCGATGTAGTTCGATCAATCCGGCTTCCAAGCAGGCGTCAGTGCCGAACTTCCCAATGTGCATCATGTCTGCGCGGGTCAGTTCAAACGTGATCTCGCCCTTCATAACCTGAGCGATTGCGAAGTCATACACCTTGCGGATGTGCTGCTGGTTCGTGGTGGCGCGTTCCTTGATCTGCTCCTGCATCTTCTGCATGTACATCGGATTGACTGCGGTGGCCTGCGCGATCCGCACCTCAAGCTCATACAGCTTTCCTATGCTGTGGCACAGGTCTTGTGCTCGCACGTGCGTCGTGAAGGTGTGTGATGTGCAGAGCTTGATGCACTCCCGGATAGCCAACACAGCAGCCACGCCGGGGTCGAGGGCACGCAACCATGACTTGTACTTACCACCCATTCCACGGGTTTGTATGCTGGCGATAGCTTCAAGTTGCTCCCGCACGTCTTCGTACATGCGCGAGATTAGCATGGCAGCACGTGGCAACTCCACGCTACCCTGAAGGGATTCTGTCAGTAGGGTTTGTAATCTAGCAGCTTGCGCTGCTGCGTCGGTTTCTTCTTCGTGACGTAACTCTTTCTCTCTATCGCCAAACATATCTCTCCCTTATTCCGATGTCACGAGGATGACCTCATCCTCCAAGGTTGTCGGGTTTCGATGCACCTCGACTAACTTGACTGTATGGAAAACGCCACCGACCTCCACTAACAACGGGTTGTTCCCGTGCCCGAATAGCTGGGTGGAGTTCAGTGCCGCTGCCAGATGATTCGACAGCGGTCCCTGCACCTTCTTCGTGAACACGCTCACAACCGAACCCCGTAGTCTTTGACGATAGCAGATCGGAGAGCAGCGGCCTTGTCTGCGAAGCGGTCGGCGTACTCTCGAATGAGCGTGCGTGCGGTGGCTGTGTTGCCCGTTTCCATAGCGGCATACACTTTATCTGCGAGTACAGCGTGTTCATCACGGGCCTTACTTTTGAAGGTCAGTTGCATTGTCTTTCTCCCATTGAATGAGAAGGTCGATTGTTTGCTTCGCCTTCTCCAAGTCTTGAATGCCGTTCTTCGCACGGAACCGAGTTACGTACTTCACGATGGTGTGTTGCATCGGGTCGAGCTTGTTCGCCATGCTGAACTGAAACGGCTGAATCTTCATGCTCGTGTAGTGCGAGCCGCCAACCTGCGTATCCCAAACGGACTTCGGCTTATGTAGCGTAGCGGTCGGGAGCTTCACAGGGAACACCTGCTGTGCCTCCCCGAGTAGTACGCCCCGTAGGCCCGAGCGCAGCACTGGGGTAGGTCCATCCCAATGCTCCACGACCACCGTCACTTCCTTGTCGGTGCTAGTCAACTCGAATATGCCGTTGATGTGGAACACCCTCCCCGGCCACAGTTCTTCGAATGTGTATTCACGAAGTTCCATTACAGATACCCCACCCAGCGGCCACCCTTGTCCAGCACCATCGGGATCAAGACAGGACGGCCATTGATAATCATGCCACAGCCGATGATCGGTTTGCGCAGGGAATGCTTTCCGTACGCGAAAGCCATTGAGTCCTTGTCGATCAGACAACCGCAGTACATGCCGTAGTACAGGTGTGAACTCGATGCGCTGTACTCGATGCTGAAGTTACCGTGCGAATGCCCGACAACAAGATTGCAGGAGTTGTGCGCTGCTTCGGGCAGGATGCCAATGGCCTGATGCTTGAACAAGACTTTACCCAACGGGGTGCCGACACGCCACGAGGATGCCCAAGACCATTCAGGAGCACCGTGCTCAGGGAAGATAACGTCGCGGTAACGCTTGATGAGTTGCACTGGGATACCGTGTGCTTTGGCTCGTCGGAACGCCATGCTGCCATGATTGCTGTGGCAAACAAGTACCTGCGGAAACTCGGCGTGCAACTCGTGCATGAATGCCTTGGCCTTCTCAAGCTCGACCCCGGCACTGTCGAGGTTCGGGTCGGAGTCGTGAAAGCTCATCGCATGGTAGTCGAGTTCGTCGCCGAGATCGACAACGAGGTCTGGGTCGAATGCGGCCTTGACTTTCTTCAGGAAGGCCAGCGCATCCGGGTGCTGGTACGGTGCGTGAATGTCCGGGATAACCATGATGCAGTTGTGCGACTGGTTCAGGAATCCCGTATTGCCGATGTCGTCATCCGGCTGTGGCTTGATTAGCACGCGGGATTCCTTCAGGTTGCGGTCGGTGCCAGAAAGGTTCCCGTTGTTATCCACGAAAATCTTGCGCCAGTACGCAACGATCTGCCTGGAGATCGGTCGCTCGGCGATACGGCTGTACTGTTCGGCCGCGTGGTTATCATCCGGGAACTCGGTGAGAATGTTCTTGTGTTGGGCCTCAGTGAAGAGGCGCATGACTTGTCCTCGAATTTTAATTCTCCTCGATGGAAGTGGTGATTGTGTTGTATGGGAGAACGACCTTGATGGCGTCCTCAACCTTGGCTTGGATCAACGGCACGTACGTGTCGTCTTCCAAGTCGTCTACTTCAACGTAGATGGCAATTCGCATTAGTGTCCTTTCGCTATGGAGGCTAGGTTCGCTAGTTGCTCCCTTGTCATACAGACGGTATCATTCGTGCCGTCTTCGTTGTGTTGGGTGATGATGATGAGGTGATACCCTGAGCATGTGTCCATGACAGAGTGCACTACAGTATCCAGACCGTTCTCGCCATCCAGATCGAGCACCTTGAAGTGCGCCAGTTCATCGACCTGTGTACTCACCGCTTGCCCCTGAGTGCGAGTTTGGCCTTTGCCTTAGCACGTGCTTCACGAGCCTTACGGTTACGGTCGTCATTCTTTTCTTCAGCCGACTTGTGCATGGCGTACATCATTCCAGTACCCGGTCGCTTGTAGTACGCTAACATGCCCTCCAGCCATTTAATTATATCATGGTACTCCATGCTCTTAGCACCCCAGCGCCCCGCTGCGTTATCCACTTTCCCGAGTGCAGCGTTACATGAACGGTGCAGTATTCCACGGATTTCTCCAGTTACGTGATTGTGGTCTTGCACTCCCTCCCCCTTAATTGTAAGGTCGATGGGGTTTTGACACACCAAGCAGATTCCACCTTGCTTCTGAAGTTCCCGCGCAGTGAAACTACGCATCATACTTCTAGGCACAACTCGCAATACTTTATTTTCTGTAGTCACCTTGCAGTATCCTCCATAGTTGGGATGTACCGATTCCGTATCTCCTACTTAAAGCAGGAAGGCCGTATTCTCGTTGCTCAGACAAGGTACTCACCTCGGCAGGCCTTGTGGATACGCACACGGAGTTCCTTGGAGATAGGCTGCTTGCCCTCCCGCACAATATCCATGCATAGCACGCAGGCGTTAGCCCATGCGCCAGCTTCCTCACCTGTGTGGGCGTGAATGATATTCACTTGGTCACGCACCCACACGCTACGGGCTTCCTGCATACCGTACGAACCCTCACCACAATGGCTGAAGTTCGCACACAGGTACGCATGCAGCGCGTCCCGCATGTCCTCCTTAGCGTACGCCACAATATCGGCGTCGTTGCCGGAACCATTGAATGCTGTGCTGCCGGTCAGGAAGCACTGGGCTTCGATACCAGCATCACTCAACTTCTGCCGGAACTCTTCCAGCAGCGTCAAACCAGTCTCGATAGAAACAGTCATAGATAAAGCTCCTGTTCTCGTTGCTCAAGTTGAGCGAGTTGAAATACGTAACCACATGATCTCCCGGCCATCGCTGCAACCACAGCAGGTAGCCTTCAGGGATCGGGTTCTGGTCAATGGCACGGTACGCATCAATGACGATGTTTGCGGCTTCGTCGATATTCTGAGCAGAGCCTAGCGCGGTATATGCCGCAGCAGGTCCGCATAGTTTGCCGTTGAATCGCAGCACGCCTTGGATGTGGTCCGCAGTATCACCCATGAGCATCTGCGCCCAGAAGAACAACGGGCCTTGCCCGATCAACTTCATGGTGCCGGACGGTGTGAAGCTAGGCTGTAGCCAACCGAACGGCTGACTTGGCAGCACCATGCCCTTCTTCTTGCACCAGTACGGATACGGTGTCATGCGTAGGTCTTTGTCGTCAGACCATATCAACCCATCTTCCTTCAGGTTGTACGCGTCGTGGATCATACCGTCGTCTGCTTCTAGTTCTCGGTGCAGGATGACCTCGAACTCAGGCAACCAATTCTGGCGGAGAGTGATAGCTTCGCGCAGCGGTTCCAGCAATGACGGCTTCTTCTTGTTAGTGCGCTGCCCTTGGTACGGCTTGATGGCCTTCACGTCGAATCGCCCTGCCTTAACAGAATCCTTCGACGTGAGGTGGATGCGGCAGAACTCAGACTTCGTGAGGAACATCTGCGTCAGGATCGCTTGCTGGAAGTTCCGCACTGCTGTGTCCAACCGCTTCACCGTGCTAGATACAACATAGCACGGGCCATCACCGTCACAAATTAGCGTACGCCCTTGTACACACCCCTCGAACTGCGCAGGTAGTGCATCCACATCTACCCCTTGGATTATTCGCGCCATTTAGAACCCCGCGCTATGTCAAGTATAAATTCTCTGCACACATTGAACCTCTCTGCCAATGCCGTTGTGTTACCAGTTTGCCATCTATTAGTGCCTAGCGTATGATGTGCCCGTATGTACGCTACATCCTTCGATGTCAGCTTAGTGGCACGGGCATCCCCTTTGCATTGCCTACCACGTTGCACCATATCGTCCATGTTATCCTGAGAACTTCCGGCAATAAGATGAGTGGGATTTATGCAATTGGGCGTGTCACAGGTGTGCCTTAGCAGTGCTGGTACCTCTCCGTACCTCACGTAGTACGCTGCTCTATGCGCAAGCCATGTCTCGGAATCCATCTGCAGTGTGCCATACCCAAGCGCGTTCAAACTCCCCGGCCATAGGATGCACTGGGAGTCTGAACTTGCGGCGGCTGCGTGAATTATAGGTACTGCTTGGCCTCTACGCAGCCTTACCCTCACGCTGGCAGCGCCGGGTCAGAAGGGGCAATCGTCGCCGGGATCGTGGGCAAGACAGGTGCCCCAACGGAAACCGGGGCCGGAATGCACGGGGCGACCACAGCCGGGGGCGGAGCAAAAGGGACTGCAGGAGCCACCGCCGTGGCTACCGCAGCAATAGCAGGTTGCGTCGGCAGGCCGAGCAGCGCCTTGAGCCGCTCGGCGACAGGAGCCACCGCCGGGGCCGTAGG